CCACCATGTGCTCACCAGAAGTGCGTAAAGAAGCCAACCGTTTGAATTGGATGGTCAAAGGTCAACTGATTACAAAGTCAGAACCTGACTCAGTAGTTGAATACCTTTATGATAGTTATTTTAAAAGACTATGGGGAAACCACGAAAGATCCCAATATGCTGATATAGGTTTTGAAGAAGCATATAAAATACGTGAACAAGAAATCCTTGCAGAAGAAATGGAATCCGTAGCTAGACTTGGTTACGATTAATTTGAAATTAAATCAAATTAGCTATTGACATTTGATGCCGAATCGGTTATATTAGTATTAACAAATATAAAAAAGGAATCATCAAATGTCAACAGATTTACGAAACGTACCAAACTTATCTTCAACTACTGAATTGAACCAAACTCGTTTTTGGGGTGGACAAGATCGCAAACAGTGCGTTCAAATAACTCAGAAAAAACCTCGTGGTTGGGAAAAGCCTACTACAACAAATGGCTTTTTTAACCATATAGATTTGACTCGTGAGCAAGCTCGTGAATTGGCGGTTGAATTAATGTTATTCGCAGAAGGTCGCGAAGTAGAAGAATTTGAAAGAGTATAATATGTTTACAGTTAAAACAAATACATTCCCATCAGAAACCGTCGGAATTGCTTCTCGAGTAGAAGACGCACTTGCCATGTGTAGCACCGTTGGTAGCGAAGCAGGTAATCATGTAGATAATATAAGAACACTTACCAGTTTTGATGAATTTATTTGTCAGTACAAAGGTTACGTTTGTGTAAATGAATTATACGAAGATGATGAAGGCTTTAATAAAAATTCATACATGTATGGCGAAATGGTATATGCCAATGGTCAAAACTATGTTAAAGATATAAAAGACTTGGATGGATTATCAAGTAATTCATTCGCATCTTGGAATGAAGCTGAACTGGTATTTAAGAAAAAAGTTGATCTAATATGAAATTAACTATTGACATTTGATGTCGAATCGGTTATATTAGAATCAACAAATAAGGAAACTATATTATGACAACATATACTACAAAAAACAGAAATTCAACTTCATACCAGTTTACAGTTAGAATGGTTGAAGGTAAACCTATCGCTGAGGATCAAGCGGCCGTAGATGGGCTTAGAACCGTCGTTAAACTCAACAATACAGCATTCCCTGATGACAAACAAAGATATGTAAAGCTTCAAGGTCGTGGACCAAGAGGTCATAATGGTCGTATGTATAACCAAGGTTTGCCTCTTCCATTAGCTACTCATGCTGATGTATATGTATATATTCGCAATCGTTATAATAATGTATGGGATAGATAATGGATTTAGAAATACTTCAAAAATTAGATAAGATGGAATTGTCTGCGGCTCGAGAAGCAGCCAACTCTCTTATCGATGTAAAGAAAACAAAAAAGGTCGTACATAACAGACTTATTTACGATTTAGATAAAGCCAAAAATTCACGTGAGGTATCACGCATTATGTGGCAAGTATATATGTCTGGTTCAGGTTATGGTACCATAGGTTCAACTTGGAAGAAACATTATAACAATGTCTGACTCTTTACAAACCCCGCTAAAACTCCCAGAACCCCTTATCCTCGAATTAACCGAGGGTGAGGAGTTTCACATTCAAACTATGGCACGAGAAATGTTCGAGTGTCCACACCGTCGACGTGGAAGAAGTTATTCAACCGTCTTGTCACATACATATTCCGGTGTTATATTAGAGTTTGCTTTAGCACGTCAAGGTGCTATTATGAACCCTGCTGAATTTGATTACACTAAACCTGAAACTCATAATTGGGATGTTAAATGGTGTGATTGGATAGCTGAGGTTAAAAACTCACAAGATCCTGGAACTTTACCAACATCGATGGAAAAGAAATGGTTAACCATACCAAACTATATGGCAAATAAATTAGTAAGAAATCGAAGATTGTACCCAAAATGTGTTGACATTATCATCTTTGGATGTTATAATAAAATAAGACATAATACTTTTGATGTTCGTTGGCGTGCTGTCGTACCTTTTGATACTATCCGCCAAAACCTACGACCATGCCAAGAAAAGTTCTCTAATAATTGGACAACTGACCATGATGGTGTACGACGTATAAAGTATTTCTATAATACACGTGGCGATGATCGCACAATATATAATAACAATGTTTAAGGAAATGAGTATATGAAATTTGATAATGACAAACCACCTATTAATTTAGTTCCACCTGAAGCAATCATTGCGGCTGCTAAGGTTTTTGGTTTTGGTGCTCAGAAATATGGTGAAAACAATTGGCGCATGGACCTCGATAAGTTTCCATATTCACGTCACTATGCTTCTATTATGAGACACCTATTAGCATTTCATTCAGGCGAAGACCTAGATCCTGAAAGTGGTTTACCTCACACGCATCACGCATTGACTCAAATGATTATTATGGTTATGTGTGAAATGCAATCTGATCCAATTGATACTGACGATAGATTTAAAGGAGAAGATGATGAATAATGTAAGTGACATTCGTAATTATTTTATTGATGAACTAAAAGCTGAACGTTTTACTACAGATAAAACTGGTGCAAAAACAATCGAGCTACTTGGTGCATCGTTTATCGCTGATGAACCTGCTATCTTTGGTAAACCTGTACAAGAATATATTGAAGCGGAGTTGGCATGGTATGAAAGTGGTTCTACAAATATTAATGATATACATGGTGAAGATAAAGTACCTCCTGCCGCGTGGCAATACGCTGCCGACAAATATGGTAACATCAATTCTAATTATGGCCATTTAGTATTTTCAGAAAAGTATTGTCAGCAATACGATAACGCATTATTTGAGTTAATTGAAAATCCTGATAGCCGTCGAGCACAAATGATTTATAACCGACCATCTATTTGGAATGAGTTTGACGAAGGTGGTAAATCTGATTTCATTTGTACTAATGCTCAAACTGTTTATATTAGAGATAATAAGTTACATATGGTATCGCAGATGCGTTCAAACGATGTCGTGTTTGGTTACAAAAATGATTGGGCATAGGCTCAATATTTAATGGATAAATTTGTTGAAGACTATAACTTTGAAACTGAACAATCAATCGTTAAAGGTGACCTTACATGGCAGGTAATGAACTTGCACGTGTATAGCCGCCACTTTGATTTGGTAAAACGATGAGTGCGAGTAGAGAAACTTATTACGATTATATGGGAAGACGAATGAGAGAAGACGATACGAATCGACTCAAATG